ATGTTTATTCAAATGTTAGAAGGATTACAATGGAAAGAAGCAGAAGATGTTATCCTTGCCAAGGATAGAAAGCTTCACACAAAGTACAAAACTCTTCATCCTAAGGTTGTACAAGCAGCTTACCCTGGACTTATTCCTCCTGATATTACTGAGCTTCCGAAGGAGCCCAAAGCACCAAAAAAAGCGAAAGTCCTTTCGGTAGATTCTTCTCAAGATTCATTGCAGTAAAGAAAAAAGAAGAACCACCAAAGGACATCGACCATTGGAAGTCTTATTATGATATTCCAAAGTACGAAGACTACTATACTTTCAAGGTCCACAAAGAGTAACACTTGACTTTTATTTGTGTTGATGTATACTAGTCTTTCACTCTTTGGAGAATATATGATTCTTTATACATCGACCAAGTCTCAAGTTAAGGCCAAGTCACAAACAAAGGCAGAGAAAGCTGAGTATGCAGCATGGTGTCGTAAAGTAGGAATTGATCCTAATAAGAAAAAACCTATGATAAGCAAACCTGGAAAGTATGTTCCCCCTAAAGTGTTTCGTCGTGAAACTCCAAACTACCCATCACATGACTCTGGAATAGGCGTTGCTGCTAAGAAAGATGCAACACAGTATACTGGAGATAAGGTGATGGGAATCTCTATTGTCCATAAGTCTTGCTTGCAACCAGTATTTTCTGGTGAGCAAGCAAAAGATTTTGCTTCAATGCGGCGATGAAGCTAGGATTTTCAATCAACCGTTATTTGTTAGAATTGTGGCCTTATGACCAATGGTCTAGGCGCCACATGTATAAATTGTGTGAGATGTACAGCTTGACTTTTGAATTAGTACCTACTACTATGGGTACTGAGGCGTTGAAGTTTAATCAAACAGACTTTGACATTTTATTATTTGTTCTTGATCGTTATGAGGTAAATGTAAATGAGTAATATTCCATCTTCACCAGAAGATCGTAAGAAAATTAGACTAGCTCTTCAAGAGATCTCTGATAGTATGACTAGGATCGAAGCAGAGCGAGATCTTATTAAAGACATCATCAACACCGTGCACGAAGACTATCTTCTCAACAAAAAAACATTCCGCAAGATGGCAAAAGTCTTCCATCGTCAGAACTTTAGTGAAGAAGTAGCTGATCATGAGGAATTTGAAGTTCTCTATGAGAACATTACACTATCAGCGTCTCTTGCACAAGAATCATGAGTGAGCGATACATCCTTGAAGGAATTAAGTTAGATAGCAAGGGAAGGTCGAAGTCTTCAACGATTATTGGCGTATACAGGACTCTCGAAGATGTTGAAAAAGTAACATGTGGACTTGGTTCGAACAAACGACTAAAATTCAATATTCAAACAGACTACACATTATTTGATCATGTCAATACACCAAATTATTTCTCAGCTAGCAGCGACGTCTTCACGCTTGGAAAAGGAAGCAATCTTAAGAGCTAACTCAGAGAACGACCTACTTAAGAGTGTTATCAAGTTAGCACTCGATCCTTTTATCCAGTTTTATATCCGCAAAATTCCAAAGTACAAAGCGAGCAAAGTAACATTGACGCTTGCTGGTGCTTTGGACAAACTTAGCGAGTTGTCTAGTCGTAATAAGACTGGCAATGCTGGTATTGAACACCTAACTTATATTATGGAGTCAGTTAATGCAGAAGACGCTTTGGTCATTGAACGAGTCATCGAAAAAGATCTCAGATGTGGAGTCAGCGAGGCAACAGTCAACAAAATTTGGCCTAGATTCATTCCAACGTACCCCGTCATGTTGGCTTCTGGGTTTGAGGGAAAGCTCATCGAAAAGTTTAACTGGCCAGGCTTTGTCCAACTCAAGTTGGACGGCATGCGCTTTAACGCGATCGTCCGTAACGGAAAAGTAGAGTTACGTTCGAGGAATGGTAAAGAGTTAAACATTCCAAATGAAATATTCCATCAATCGTTTACTGAGCTTGCAAAGTTCTATCAAGAAGATGTTGTATTTGATGGTGAGCTGTTAGTGATTAACGAGTCTGGCAAACCTCTTGATCGTAAGACTGGAAACGGTATACTTACTAAATCGATCAAGGGAACTCAATCTAAAGCAGAAGCAGCCATGGTTAGGGCTACACTTTGGGATGCAATTCCTTTCAATGCGTTTGTTGAAGGTGTGTTTGATACTCCTTACCACAAGCGACTGAAATCTCTCACTACTTCTCTTACCAATGTTCAACAAAATCTATCTCACCTGTTATCGATTGTTGAAACTAAAGAGGTAGAAAATCAATACCAAGCTACTGAACTTTTTAATAAGTATCTTCAGCTTGGCTTTGAGGGGACAATTCTCAAAGATCGAAATGGCATTTGGGAAGACAAGCGCTCTAAAGGTCAGATTAAGTTCAAAGGAGAGCTTGAGTGTGATCTTAAGGTTGTGGATTGGGAAGAGGGGACTGGTAAGAACAAGGGTCGTTTAGGAAATCTTGTTGTTGAGTCTAGTGATGGTGTAATCAGAGTTGGAGTAGGTACTGGATTTACTGACTTAGGTCGTGATACGATTAAACCTAATGTAGTTGGTAAGATTGTTTCCATCAAGTACAATGCTCGAATTCAAGACAAGCGTGGCAATGTAGAAAGTCTATTTTTGCCAGTATTTGTTGAGATAAGAGAAGATAAGACATTAGCAGATTCTAGTTTGGAGATTAAATAATGAAACTTTTTAATGAACTTAGTGAGTTAGAAACACAAATTATTGAATTGGATTCCTCATTGTGTCTTTTTAAAGGTCTTATTTACTCCTGTAGAGATATGGGCGAACAAGATCTAGAAAAAGCACTATATGGTATGTTGAATTCATTTGAACGAATTAATACTTCAATTCGTGTTGAATTTGATAAAGTATGGGAAGCAGATAAGAAAGGTGAAAGTGTAGATAAGATTGATCTAAAAGAGTATAACGAAAAGATGAATCCTCCTGTGCTGATCTTTCAATTAGGTGATGTAGAGGATCCTCATTTGTGTGCTCAGATGCATATCAATGATAAACTACCAAGTGCATCGCATAAGTATTATTACACCCTGCTCAATAAGGACATGGGTCATGAAGTGAGGGTGTACGAACGTCAAAGTGTATAAAAAGGAGGCTGTATGGATGAAGAAACCAAAGCAAAACATAGCAAGCGGATCCAACAAAAAGAGAATCACATCAAGCAGCAAGTAAGAATTGCAAAACAACACGGAATCTCTTCATACAGCGACTTTTTGGATCAGCCGCACAGATTTGTCAAACACAGTGCAATGAACTGTGGTAATCCAAAATGCATCTATTGTGCCAATCCAAGACGTCTTTTTAACGAAAAAACCAAGCAAGAAAAAAGCTTCGAACAAACAAAAGTGTGGACGGAGACTTAAATAAAAATCCCTTTTAAATCAAGCAGTTAAATACCTGACTATTTTGGTCAGGTATTCCTGCACGGGATTTTACATGTTGACCTTTTTCTTGATATCTGTATAATAGGGGTTATGTCAAACAACAACGGAACTAAACAAATGAACCAAGCAGAAAAAGCTCGCTTCCAACACAACATGAACACTTTCGGTATGAGCCACGAAGAGCTCGAGCAGTTGATCTTCGCTAACGAGAATCGCCTGCCAATGTTTGCTGCAGGTATTCTCTCAGACATTCAAGAGCTGCTTGATTCTGCTCCAGATAGTAAGACACTGCGTGATCAGATTCGTAAGCAGTTGAACGTAGCTAAGTATGCACTTTTCACCGAAGCAGCCTAGGAGGTTTTTATGAATTTAAGAGTTAAAGCTGGTTTACAGGTTTTTGGAATGCTTGCAGCGGCAGTGTTTGCTGCAGTGGTTGTAGATATCTTAATTAAGACGTTTGATGCTAATACGATCGTTGGTGCAGCAGGGTTAGGATTGTTTGCATTCTGTTTTTACCAACTCTACAGGATTCGTCTGAGTCAACTAGAGTATGATATTGAAACAAACCGTAAATTGAGAGGTCAGTAACATGTCGGATCAAATCGTAGGTTATGGTATGGTTGTCATTGGGTTTGCAAGTTTGATTTTGATTCTTAATGGGGTTATCTAATGCAGTATGCAACCAGGTTGGTCAATTTTGATAGTACTTACTACTTTGATCTTGAGCAAGATGCGATCAATTATGGAAGGAAATCAGGGTTCCAATATTCAGTGTGGTTATGCGACAAAAGCGGTAAATTCGTCAAACAAGTATATTGCAACTACGTTGGTTAACTGAGGAATAAAGATGAAACTACTTATCTGCACACAATATCATGAAAACTACGGTTCTGCTGACAATCCCTACTGGAAAGCTAAGGGTGGTGAGGAGTACTATTACGACCTCTTTTCATTCAAGTTTAACGAGATGGCTTCTAAGAAGCTGCAGATGATTGTAGATTCGCTTAGAGACCAAGTTGAGTGGTCTGACGAATACTCAAAACAATATATAATATCATGGTCATTAGTTGATGACGATTATATGACTAGTTTTGAGCGTAGTCAATTAGAGTATGATGGTAAAATAACCTATCCTACCAGATATCTCAACGATACGGAGACCGTATGAAAAAACTACTTTTAGGATTTCTGCTAGCTGCAGTATCCTTACCTGCTTATGCATGGGGTGCAAGAGAGCAGGGGGCGTTAGCTGGTTTAGTCGTTGGATCTATGATCCATCAACACAATCACCACAGACATGGATTTCATTCTCACTACATTCCTCCCCCAAGAGTTTATTATCATAATTATGTGCAACCTGCACCAATCTATAATTATGTACAGCCAGTACAGCCACAGGTAGTAGTGATTGATAATAACTACAGGAGAGTTCCTGTGCTAGACCAAAACAATCAAATTATAGCTTTTACACAAGTTTGTAACAATGTTCAGGTTAATGACTGATGGTTAGAATTAATGAAATAATTGATGACGAAGACCTTGCCTGGTGCATCGATGTATCAACTGACCTTAATATGGTTAGAAGGTTGATCGATGTGTGCCAGAATGAAGCTCTTTTAGATGTCCAACAATTCGGTGAGATGTTTGCACAACAAATAGAAGGATTTATTGATGCTGAGGAAGGGACTGAAGAATGGGAAGAGGCTCACGAAAACAACCTTAATTGGGGTATAGGTATTGCCGATACCATTAATGATTATGTTTATGAAAAGTGGATGAAATTATGAGCAAAAGATGGGTAGATCCTCCTTCAGGATGGAAGTATGGTTTTCCAAAGTTGCATGATACTGACTTTGATAATAACAACATCACTGAGTGGTTGATTGAGAAAGGTTATCCTAAGTCTGAAGCTGATCAACTTGGTAACTCCAGCAGCTTGTGGATTAGGGTGTGGGATCATATCGAGCATGAAGAAGATGAAATACCACCGCACACGGATTAATTATGAGTTACGTATGGGTTGCTATTAATATATTTTTTGCATTTTGGTGTTGGCGTGCAAGCGAACAATACTTTAAGATGAAAGAAGGTTTTTCTGGTTGGTATTGCTTAGTAGCAAGTGCAGCAAATGCTGCAGGCGCTGCAGCAATCCTATTTTAACATGGCTGCAGGATTTAACTTTAAACGGAGGCAACGATTGGATAGCTTTTTACATATTGTTGAGCCATTACCAAAAAAATATTACGACTTAAGGCCTCGTAAAGAGACCAAACCCGATGTAGAACAATCAGTATTCAAAGATCCAGAACCAATAGAGGAATTATTTAATGAAGTTGTCGAATCCAAACAGGAGACAAAGAGCAATCCCGGAAAATCAGGACGAAGAAAAAAGGATTGAATGGCAAGGCGGATATAAGGCCAAAGCTGTTATCTTAAAGGATGGTCGTGTGGGATATATTCAGCGAAAAGTAGAAGATAAATTCCATGTGTTAGTTCCACAAAGTAACTGGCCATTTCCTGATTGGGTACTTTGTACTAAGAAAGACTTTAAGAATTACAATCCACTAGAAGGGATTGAAGAGGCACCTTTCTGATGAAAATTTACATAGGTCCTTACAAAAATTCGATCGGTCCATATCAAATTATGGATGCGATCTTCTTTTGGCATGAGCGTTACCCAGAGGATAAGTTAGCTGAACGCTGGGACTATAAACTACATGACCGTATGTCTGAATGGCTAGCAGGTACCTGGGTAAATGACCTGTGTGAATGGATTCAAAGCAAGCGTGAACGCAACATCAAAATTCGTATAGACCCCTGGGATACTTGGGGCATGGATCATACCTTGGCTATGATTGTTGTCCCCATGTTGAAACAACTTCAGGCAACCAAACACGGTTCACCTATGACCGATGATGAAGATGTGCCCGAGCATCTTCGCTCTACCTCTGCACCTGAAAAAGAAAACCAATGGGATGTTGATAGTAATCATTTCAAGCGGTGGGACTGGATCATGGATGAAATGATCTGGACGTTTGAACAATTGTCAAAGGACGATAGCACTGATCAGTTCTTTACTCATCCTAATGAGGATGAAGTGTTTGAAAGCAATGAAGAGCGCCTTTTAGCAATTAAGATTGATAATGAAGGTTTGAAAAAGCACGAAGAACGTATTAGTAACGGACTTAGACTGTTTGGAAAATATTATAGAGGATTGTGGGATTGAAGTGCCAAAGTCAAATCTTACAAGATGCATTTTTAACACTTATCAGAGTCTAAATTTTTCTGTAGTTGAGCTTGCTTTTATCATAGGAATCTTCGTATTTCTA